TGATCGCGTTGCGCGTCACGACGCGCTAAGAAATTGAGTGCCTACGGCACAAGGTTTTTGTAGGGCTCGGCTCCCTCGTTCCTCGGTCGCCTCGCGAAGGAAAAACGGCGCGAGGGGCCGCAGGGCTCTATCGCTGCGCAAGGGGCCGCAGGGCCTCGAACATCGAACCAAAACCCTCGAACCTATGCCCAGCAGTCCCAGACAGCCCGTGATCATGCAAACTAGGACCTTTGTCACCCTCAAATAAATATATACTCTTCAAAGAAGGGGCCTTTACTAAGAAGAAAGTTGCACCTCCTCGAGCCCAATAAGCCATATGCCACGCGATCTGGTGAGGCGAGACGCGGACAGCATTGGAGTTCGCTACCTTGAGCTCGAGCCAAAAAGGAACGCCATCCCAGACAGCGTGAACGTCCGGTACGCCCCCTCCGTGCTTGTTTTCAATCCTCGTGGCGAAGCACTTGCTCGGCAGATTTGTCCTGATCGATTGCCAAAAGTTCGCCTCCGGTCCCTTGCTCATCTGGTGTTATGTCCTTTGCTGTTCCGTCGATCACAAAGGCTTGCGGATACTGTTTCTGCAACGCAGCAAGTCGGGCTGTAATCTCGTCCCGTGACATCTGATCAATGGTGTTTATGTTTTCTCTCCGGTCGACCGTGAGGCCACCCAGCGCAGCGCGAATTTTTTCAGCGTTGATGGCGGCAGAAAACTGTCCCGCCTCCTCTGCGCCAGAGGACAGCTTGTACAGCCGTTCTAACTGACCGATAGTGGTGACACCGTAACGGCGCTGCCTCTCCTCTCGGAGCTCCTGCACATATTCCAAAACATGAGGATAATCTCTGCCGTTGAGCAGCTTTGACGCGCTGGTGTTCGCCACTTCTGCTGAATACCCAGCCTTTCGAGCCGCCTCTGCGTTTGAGTAAATTCCTTCGACGATATGCCTCGCAAAGGTGCGCTGTCGGTTGGTCAACGTCCGACCATGTTCCTCTTCAATCTTCTTTTCCAGCTTTCCCATAGTCACCTCGGTTGTGGTCTAACCACAATTTACAACAACAAGATTTGGAAAGCAACCGCTCCCTATATAGCACTTTTCTCCAGCTAAACGTCCTCACGTCCTCACAAGTGTACTCAGATGAGGGCAGTTTTAACAAGTGAAATCAATGGTGAGGACGTTTGAGGACGGTGGGGACACCATATTTGGATTTAAAAAAAAAAAAAACAAAAAAACTGTGGGAAAGTGTCTATACTGTACTCAGCGCGCTTGACTTCCAAGTCTACTTGTGGTTAAGTTGTTCTCGAAGCACAAGTGCTTCGCTATCTAATTATTTATCTAGGAGACTAAAATGTATTCATACAATGCTATATGCGAGGACGACACGGTCCTGTTGAGCCCCCGCTTGAAAACGATCAAGGCCCTACGGGCGAGGTACTTCCGCAATCGTGAGATGTTCGAGGACCAAGGTCCGGTGACAGAGATTGTTGTATTCAAGGGCGGTCGCATTCACGGTTACTACACTCCGGAGTTTAAGTTGGACCGTAGCAAGCCTGCTGATTTGCACAATATTTTTTATGGGAGAGTGTGATGTCTTATAACGGTTGGAAGAACAAAGAGACTTGGTTGGTGAACCTGTGGCTAGGCGACAGCTTGACCATGGACCAAGAAGCGGGGTGTGAGATCAATGCTGCTTACATTGAGCTGATGGTTGACGAGATGGCTTCGGCTTTGCTTGACGGTCCTGACGCTAACGGTTTCATGACTGACCTATTGAACTGCGCCTTGTGTGAGATCGATTATCACGAGCTTGCTTCGCATTATGAGGAGGATGAGTGATGTTTAGTTTTGATTGTTTGGAAGAGGGTACGATGACGTTGGACTGGGATCCAGCGTCATACAAGACGAAGGCTGGTGCGGCGAAGGGTTTGTACCGAGCGTTGTGCAAGTGGTGTGAGATGGTTGGCATGGATCCGAGTTACGAGGTTCACATCAAGACGCCAGAGCAGCGCAAGGCGCAGGGGTACGAAAAGTTTTGGCATGTATCGTTTGAGGCAGGTCCGTATGAGTGGGCTGTGTTTGCTTCGATGCAGTTGCCTGATTGCAAGTGGGGGTATGTTGAGCCGTATTACAGCTTTGAGTTGGATTTTGTATCATGAGGGAGCTTAACGGTTGGTATGAGAATGAGTATGGCGCGGTTCCGTTTACGATGCCAGCGGAGACGTTATTGGACGCAGTGATTAAGATGCGGTTCGAGGACGCGGACTTTGGTTACACTGACATGGAGGTGAACTGGGGTACGCTGGAGGATTACGAGGACGTAGGAACTATCATTTATAAGTTGGTGGAGGGAGAAAATGGGTAAGATCAAGAACCTTTTGATTGAGGCGATGGAGACGCCGATCATGGATGTGTGTTCTGAGTGTGATGGGTTGGGTCAGGTATTTTACGAGGTTGCGCGACCGCAAGGTTTTGGTCGTGATGTTGGTTATTTGGACGAGGTCCAAGAGCCATGTAACGAGTGTTCTGGTGATGGTGAGGTGTCGCGGTTGTGTGATTGCGGCGAGGTTGTGACGCTTGGAATGGGTCACGATGCTTATATTTGCGAGGAGTGTGCGAATGCTTAATTTATATGACAACAGAGGTGAACGGGTAGGGAACGGTTCATTGACAGAACAGGAGCGTGTTGTGGAGGCGCGTAGGACCAAGGGCCAGACGTATCGGGAGATAGCCGAATACATGGGTCTTAGTTACCAGCGGGTTCAACAGATTGATGTTCGAGTGAAGGCGAAGCGTGAGGGCAAGATCCCTATGTCGAGTGAGAACCGGAGAATTTTATCTGAGGAGGAGGAGATCAAGGTTCGTGATCATCCGCTTCGGGTTCTTCGCAAGCAGATGGGTTATAGTCAAACGTCGATGGCGAAGGCGATTAACAGATCCCAACCTTGGATTACGAAGGTTGAGCACAACAAGTGCAGCGAGAGGTTGTTGCGAGCGTATGTTAAGGAGCTTGCAGCGTATTTCAAGATGGACGAGAGTTTGATGTTGAAAGATACTTTGGATTGGATTTCGTCGGATAAGACTGTGGTTGATGATTTAAGGGGCAACCCCAAGAAAGAAATGCGAGCGGAGCCGCAGCCGCAGGTTGATGAAAATCCGGACTTTAAATATTTATTTGAGTGTCAGAAAGCGGTGATCGAAGCGCAGCGTCAGACGATGGTTATTCAGCAGCAGTTACTTATGTCCAAGGATTTTTCTCGACCGAAGGTTCCGAGCCAGAAGCGATGGGTGTTTGAGAAACCGCAGGGGGTGGTGTTGCGTGAGTGGCTTCGCAAGAACGGTGTATCAGCCAATGAGTTCGCAAAGAACCTGAACATTGCGCAGCCTACGTTGTCGCGTTGGATGTCGGGGAAAGCGTTGCCTACGGTTGACCATGCGGTAGCGATTGAGGCTGCAACGGGTGGCGCTGTATCATGTGTCACATGGAGGAAGCGCAATGATTGAATATTTCACAGCGTTGGTTTTGCACTATGAGGTGCAAGGCAAGGAGCTTGAAACGGTGGTTTGGTTCGAGAACGAGGACCATTGTCAGGAGGTATTGCAGAACGACGTAGCGATGCCCTTGTACGAGGAGCTTTATGACTTGTATGGTAACAACATCATGATGTTTTGCGAGGTAACGAAGGAGGTTTCAAGGATCGTTCGTCCTCGAGCTAGACCGGAGGTAGACAATGGGTGATCAAGACTTAACAACATTTCAGGCTGCACAGTTAAGCTGGCTCAAGCGTCAGGTTGATGCGTTGCAGGACGAGCGGTATCGCAGTGATGCGCGGCCCAATGTGCAGCGTGAGTTGTTTGCTGCGCGTGAGGAGCTTGACACATACGTCAAGAACCTTCGAGAGGCGGGGAAACAGATATGACAGAGTTTGAGAGGATTAAATACGAGGATCTGTATCGGCAGGCGTGGTTGGCTCAGAACATCAAGGACAAGGCGTCGAACCCGCGTTGGAATGGTGGGGTCAGCAACAGCGCGTTGAACGGGTTTAAGAAGCACACCAGCGTGAACAAGGGTGGGCGTCCGAAGTTGTCGTTATCCAAGGATGCGGCGATGCTAAACAAATTGCTGCAACGTGAGATGTCTTTGAACGATGCGGCGGACATCATGGGTCTGACGGTCAAGTCATTGCGTCAGATTAAATCGAGATACGGATTGCCAAGGAGTAAAGATGAGCCCGTTTCTAACGTACATCCCGACAAGGATTAAAGAATTAGATAAACAGATCGATGACATACTGTGGGAAGAAACCGCAGATCCGAGGATCGAGCAGCTAGTAGACGAACTAAATTACCTAAAGGAGAAAGAAGCAAATGGCGAACTATACGAACCCAATTTTTAACGACATCTTGAAAGAGGCATCGGTTATTGTCTTGGACATAATGGACACTCAAACAGCGTTTGGAATTACTGACGAGGGAGAGCGGTGCTTTATCCCTGCCAAGGT